ATCTACGACCGCTTGCTTGCTGTCGAAACTAAAGTAGACCGCATTGAGCAAAATACGGAAGGCGTGGTCAAGGCGTTTGAGGCTGCTCAAGGCGCGTTCACGGTGCTGGAGTGGTTCGGTAAGCTCGCCAAGCCTATCCTGTGGATCGGTGGTCTTGTAGCCGCTGCTGGCATCATCTGGCAAAACGTGAAACTCAAATGAAAGACTGGGCCGCTAGCTTCATCGCTGCGGCCCTCTTTTGTGGGCTGGTGGTTTGGTGCGCCAAAGTGTTTGTTGAGGTGCTGTATGTTGGCTGAACTTGCTGCTTGCAACGCCGCCTATGAAGTTATTAAAGCTGCGCTTGCCAACGGCAAAGAGCTGTCTGATCTTGGCTCGCGGGTGTTCGACTACTTCGACAACAAAGCAGCGATCCAAGAGAGGGCCACCAAGAAGGGCGGCGGCTCCGACATCGAAGAATTTATGGCGCTGGAGCAACTGAACGCCCAAGAAGTAGAGCTTCGTGAGCGCATGATCTACGCTGGCAGACCGGGCATGTGGGGTGATTGGCAGAAGTTCCAAGCCGCTGCTGCACGCAGGCGCAGGGAAGCCAAGGAAGAAGCCGCTAGAGAAGCAAAGCTGCGCCAAGATAAGTGGGAGCAGCTTATTGAGTATCTGGTAATTGGCATAGCTGCATTCGTTTTGTTTGCGCTGATTACTTACGGTATTATTTTGTATGTAAAGCATTTACGATAAGGAGTAATCATGGTTGACCTTACCAAGGCAATTGGGGCCGTTGCCGCTAGTGTTGCTGCACTAGGTGGAAGTTACACGCTTGCCGACAAGTTTGGTTGGTTTGACCGCGCAATTATTGAGTGGTCGCCTGAGAACTTCAAGATCACGGCGGATGCTGGCAAACCCATTAACGTCACCGTTGCGCGGATCAAAAAGCGCGACGACTGCTCTGTCGAAAGCTTTACGCCCAGCATCCGAGATGCTGCGGGGATGATTCACGCAGCGACTACCACGGCCAGCAAGTTTAGCGGCCCAGCAGGCCCAGAGATTGACACCTTTACGTACCAGCTTACGATGGTGCAGAAAGAGAAAATTGCTGACGGCAAAGCAACTCTGTTGGCAACGATCAAGTACAAGTGTCCAGAGGGCGAGCGCGTTGTGCAGTACCCGCGCCACCCTAATCTGAGTTTTAACCTAAAAGGGTAAAAAATAATGCTGTCCTTACTCTCTACCCTTGGGGGTCTGTTGATCTCCGGCTTGCCAAAGCTCTTGGAATACTTTCAGAACAAGGCTGACCAAAAGCACGAACTGGCACTGGCGCAAATGCAGACCGAACGTGAGCTGCAAATGGCTGCCGCTGGTTTTGCTGCGCAGGCCAAGATCGAGGAAATCCGCACTGAGCAGGTGGCGATGCAGACCCAAGCGCAGATGGCCGAGGCCGAAGCTGAGATGGTCAAGGGCGCACAAGAGCACGACAAGGCCGTGCTTGCCAAGGCGTCCACATGGGTAGCCAACTACATTGGAACTGTGCGCCCGACAGTGACCTACATCTTTGTCGCTGAGTTGGTCGCCATCAACACCTTCCTGTGCTTTTACCTGTGGCAGCACCCCGGCTTGATTACCAGCATAGACGATGTGCTGCGCTATGCCGACATTATCTTCAGCGCCGATGAGATGGCGATGCTTGGCGGCATCATCGGTTTTTGGTTCGGGTCACGCGGCTGGAGCAAGAAGTGAAAACTTCGGACAAAGGCATCCACTTGATGCACGAATTTGAGGGCTACCGAAACAAGCCATACAAATGCAGTGCAAAAATCTGGACTGTTGGGTGGGGCCACGCCATGTATGGCGATCAGTTGCGCCTGCCCAACGTGCGTACAGGAACATACACCGGGATGATCCGTGATGACTACCAACTCAAACCCGAGGACAGCCGGGTCTGGTCGAAAGAGGAACTGGTTGAGATTTTCAAAGATGATCTCGTCGCTTTTGAACGCAGTGTTCTTCGACTTGCTCCCAATCTGGCTGGCCATCAGTGCAAGTTTGACGCTTGCGTCGCTCTGGCCTTTAACGTAGGAAGCGGCAACTTCCAGCGCAGCACCATTCGCCAGAAGATTCTTCGGGAAGACTGGGATGGTGCAGCCGAGGCGTTCTTGGCTTGGTCCAAGGCTGGTGGGAAAGTCCTGCCGGGTCTGGTGCGCCGCCGTAAGGCAGAGATTGCGCTATTCCTAAGTTAAGTGCGAAAATGCCACAAGACTGAGGTAACAAATGCCACTCAAAAAGATACTCGTGCGTCCCGGTGTGGCACGCGAAAACACCCGCTACCTGTCCGAGAACGTCGGTCCAACAGGTGTAAACGGCTCGTACGCTGCGGGTTGGTATGACTGCGACAAGATTCGTTTTCGTTCCGGCTCGGCTGAAAAGCTTGGTGGGTGGTCTCCGTTTTCCACCAGTTACTACCTTGGAATCTGTCGCTCCCTGAACAACTGGGTGACTTTGGGTGGTAATAGACTAATCGGCGTGGGCACGAACTTAAAGTTCTACGTGAACCAAGGCGGCAGCTACTATGACATCACGCCACTGCGCGATACAGAGACACTGACGAACCCGTTTGAGACTACTTCCGGCTCACCAATCGTGGAGGTGACTGACGCAGCAGGAGGCTATTCGGACGGGGACTTTGTAACCTTTAGCGGAGCCACTGCGGTGGGTGGTTTAACCCTGAATGGCGAGTTTCAACTTACAGCCATTGGCGGGACCACCTACACCATCACGGCTTCTAGTAATGCTTCTTCCTCGGCCACTGGCGGCGGCACTGTTACTGCAGCTTACCAAGTGAACATTGGCCCCGCTGTGGTCGTCCCATTAACCGGCTGGGGCGCTGGCGCTTGGGGTACTGGCACTTGGGGCGTGGGTAGTGCATCGACCGACTCGCTCCGCATCTGGAGCCAGAGCAACTTCGGCGAGGACTTGATCTTCGCACCTCGCGGCGGCGGCTTGTATTACTGGGATGCTTCAGCCGGTGTATCTGCAAACCGTGGTGTAAACGTGACTACGTTGGGTGGTGCATCAGACGTTCCCACCAAGGTCAACATTGTTTATGTGTCTGACATCAGCCGGTTCGTGTTTTGTTTTGGCTGTAATGACGTTGGCTCCGCCACCATCGATCCCATGTTGATCCGCTGGTCGGACCAAGAAAGCGTGGTGGACTGGACCCCAGCCCCAACAAACCAAGCGGGCAGCCTGCGCCTATCTCAAGGCTCCGACATCATAGCCATCCAGCAGTCCCGCGAAGAGCTTTTAGTGTGGACGGATGCAGCCGTGTACTCCCTTCAATACATTGGCGGAACCGAAGGCTGGGGAGCAAAGTTGGTGGGCGAGAACACCTCTATTGCGGGGCAGAAATCTACCAGCTTGGCCTCTGGTGTTTCGTATTGGATGGGGTCGGACAAGTTCTACAAGTACGACGGTCGGACTCAAACGCTGCGCTGCGACTTGCGGCAGTACATCTTCAGCGACATCAACCAAGCCCAAATGGAGCAGGTGGTGTGCGGCACGAACGAGGGTTTCAACGAGATTTGGTGGTTCTACTGCTCACAGGACTCTGTGGTGCTGGACCGTTACGCCATCTACAACTACCTTGAGGACATCTGGTACTACGGCAACATGGGCCGCACGGCTTGGCTGGATTCTGGCTTGCAGGCGGGTCCTATCGCGGCAACGTATGTAAACAACTTGGTCAACCATGAAGTTGGTAACGACGACAACATGAACGGCACACCCGTGGCAATGGAGTCCTTTATCACCTCTGCCGAGTTTGACTTGGACGACGGACACAAGTTTTCCTTTGTGTGGAGGATGCTGCCTGACGTGACGTTCCGAAACTCCAGCGCAGCCAACCCGTCTATCGTGATGTCGCTGCTGCCTTTGAAGAACTCTGGCTCTGGCTACACCAATCCCGCTTCCGTAGGGTTGACCAATACAGCCACAGTCACGCGCACGGTCGATCTGCCGGTGGAGCAGTTCACGGGTCAGGTTTACACGCGCATCAGGGCTCGCCAGATGGCTATGCGAATCTCCAGCACTGGCTTGGGTGTAGCGTGGCAGTTGGGTGCTCCGAGGCTCGACCTCAGGCCTGATGGCATGAGATAGCCATGGCAAAAATTCAAGTCGCCCCACCACCAGCCTTGCCGTTTGCGCCAGCAACGTATTCGACAACGTATCAAGACCAGTACAGCAAAGTATTGCGCTTGTTTTTTGTCTCGTTGCAGGCCAACCTAGCTCAGCTTTCAAGCACTGAAATTATTCCGGCCACGACCAACTACACCGTGGCAACTTTGCCCAGCGCATCAGTATCAGGCTCAGGGGCTCGGGCATTCGTATCTAACGCACTAACCCCAACATTTGGTGCTACTGTGGTTGGTGGCGGCGCAGTGGCCGTACCCGTATATTCAGACGGCACCAACTGGAAAGTTGGCTAAGCCATCATTTAAACCAAGATGACAAAGATGAATTACTTTCCACTCCCGCCTGAAGTTGCCACAATTCCCTTGGATGACTACACGGGAATTCTTGCTTTTTCAGGGGGCGTT